ATATAAAAGATATATTTAAAAAAGAAAATTTTATCTTTTTAAATTCTAGTGATTTTATAGAAAATGAATATTATTGTAAAGAATTAAAATTTAAATATGAGGAAGTTGTTTAAATGAGTGTGGAGATAACAACAGAAGGATTTGACGCTATTTTATCTAAAATAGAAAGCATGGGTAAAACAGGCGATAAACTGTTAAATGAAGCTGTAAAAGCTGGCGGTAATGTTATTTTGCAAGATGCATTACCAAGGGTAAGCAAAAGAAGCGGAAAGTTAAAAGATGGTTTAAAAGTAAGTGGAGTTAAGAAAAAAGGTGGTACTAAGTATGTTTTAGTTGGTATTACGAAAGAGGATAATTCAGAAATTTTTTATGGAAAGTTTTTAGAGTTTGGAGCATCTGCGCATAAAATACCAATTAAAAAAGGTAAGAAAAAAGGAAGGGTAGTAAATCATCCAGGAACCAGTTCTAAACCGTTTCTAGCACCCGCATACGAATCAAAAAAAGATGAAGCTAAAAATGTAATGAAAGAAATATTAAAAAGAGGGTTGGGGTTATAATGATTAATATAAATGATTTAGTAATAGAAACATTAAAACCTTTAAAAATTCCTGTTTCATTTCAAAGGTTTGATGGAGAAGAAAAAACATATATAACTTTTTTTAGTTATTTAGAACAAAACCGCTATGCTGATGATGAAGTAGTAGGCACAGAACATTATATACAAATAGATTTGTTTAGTAAGAATAAAATGAGTTATATAAATAAAGAAATTGAAAGACTTCTTAAAAAAAATAATTTTATAAAAAGAAGTATACACGAAATAAAAGAATCTGATTATAGTTACCATACTATTTTTAGATTCTTATTTTTTGCAGAAAAAAAGGAGGATTAAGAAATGGCTATTATAGGATTAAGAAACTATAGAATTGTAAAGCTACTAACAGATACAGAGGAAACACTTGAATACGATACTAAAATAACAAGATTAACAGGTGCTAAAAGTGTAAAAATATCACCTAAGGTTGATTCTGCTGAAAATTATGGGGATGACCAGCTTTTAGAGACTGCTTCGGCTATGGGAGCTATAGAGGTGGAAATTGAGGTCGCTGACTTAACATTAGAAGAACGTGCGCTTATCCTTGGATACCAATATAAAGATGGTGTACTGATAGAAGATAAAAATTTCGCGCCTCCGAATCTTGCTTTTGGTTTTGAATCTCCAAAAAGTCAAAACGGGAGTAGAATGGTTTGGCTAACTAAAGGCGTGTGTGAACCTTTCGAAGAAGAAGCAAAAACAAAAGAGGATAAAATCGAATTTCAATCACAAAAGATTAAACTTAAATTTATGCCAAGAATACATGATGGTAGACATAAAATAACCGCAGATACGGACGTCGAAAATGCACCTACTAATGCGCAATTTTTTACAACAGATTTTTTAAAAACAGGAGTAAAACCAACAGCACCAGCGAAAGCAAATTTAAATAAATAAGGAGAAAATTAAAAATGGAAATAAAATTAACTATAAATGAAGAAGAAAAAATATTCAAAGCACCTCCTATTGCACTTAGAAAATTAGATAAAGTTTTTACACTAACCGATAAAATCGAAGATGGTCTTAACTCTACAGAATTATTCCGCGAATTGCTTGATTTTACAGTTGATATATACGGGGAACAATTTTCAAAAGATGAGTTATTAGATGGTTTTTATCCAGCTGGTGATTTTATAAATAAAGCGTTAGAAGATTTATCAAAAGTAAGTGGAGGTTTCGAAGAAAAAGTAAAAAACTAGGTAATGGAGAAGATACAGAAAATAATTCTAATAAAGAAAATAGGTATCTATCTCCACGTGATTTTATAAAAGATTTATATAGCATGTTTTTATTTGAAAAAAATTGGAGCATGACGGACATAGACAACATGGATATATTTTATTATTTAGATATACTTGTGTATATGAAAGAGAATAAAAAAGATAATAATAATCCAAATGAAAATGATGTTTATATTGACCAGATAAGCTGGTTATAAGGATGTGAGTGTATGTGTAAGTACTGTGAAGTTAAAATTAATACAGAACCGTTTAGCATGTATGATACAGTTGTAAGAGGTGAATTATTAACTAACGACTCCGACATAGATATGTATATAGAACTTAAAAACGGAAAGCATTTTCTAACAGGAGCAAGTTACGACTATTTAGGAATCAGTAGTAAGGAAACTATTAAATATTGTCCATTTTGCGGAAGAAAATTAATTTAATATAAGTTTTATATAAAATAAACCAAGATAAAAATCTTGGTTTATTTTTTTGCAAGTGAGGTGAGAGAATGGCGGAAGATGTAGGTGAATTAGTTGTTCGGGTCGCTATGGAAAATAGTTCATTTCAGCAAGGTGTTAATAATCTAAATAGACAAATGAAGTTAATAAGAAGCGAGTTTAAAAATTCTGGCGCTGGAGTGAAAAATTTTGGAACAAGTCTTGATGGTTTGAAATCTAAGCAACAAATGTTATCTAGTACTATACAGCAGCAAACTAAAGTAGTTGAAGCATATAAAAATAAACTAAATGAAAGTAAAACAACTTTAAGCAACACAGCACAAAAGCAAGTTGAACTTAAAGAAAAAGTTAATCAAGCTAAGAGTGCTTACGAACAGAGCAAAGCGACGTTAGGTGAAAATGCAGAAGAAACAAAAAGATTAAAATCTGAACTTGATAGTTTAGAACAAGAATATGCTAAAAATGAAGAAAAAATAAGGTCTAACTCGGCAGCGGTTGATAATTGGTCTATTCGAGTTAATAATGCAGAGTCGAGACTTTCTGAAATGCGTTCAGAACTAGATGACACAACAGAAAGAATAAATCAGCAGGAAAATAAATGGAATCAGTTGGCAACTAAAATGACTGAAATAGGTAATAAATTCAGCTCGGCTGGAAAACAAATGCAAGATGTAGGTAAAAAAATGACTATGAGTATTACTGCTCCTATTCTAGCAGTCGGAGCAGCGGCTAGTAAACTTGGAATGGATTTTGAAGCATCTATGTCAAATGTACAAGGATTGAGTGGGGCAACAGCTGACGAAATGGTTCAACTTGAAAAAGCAGCTAGAGAAGCAGGGGCTTCTACATCAAAAACAGCTAAAGACGCAGCGGATGCGCTTGGATATATGGCTTTGGCTGGATGGGATGCAAAAACATCAATGGAGGCTTTAATGCCTGTTTTGCGATTGTCGGAAGCTGGAAACCTTGATTTGGCAAGAACCTCGGATTTAGTAACCGACTCTATGTCATCACTTGGACTTAGTGTAAAAGAGTTACCAACTTACTTAGACCAAGTTGCTAAAACTGCCGCAAGTTCAAACACTAACATTGACGCACTTATGGAAGCTATGATTGTGTCTGGAGGTACTTTTAAAAATTTAAACGTACCTCTTTCGGAAGCTAATGCACTGCTTGGAATACTTGCAAACAGAGGACTAAAAGGCAGCGAGGCAGGAAACTCTTTAAATTCAATTATGATAAATTTGACGAGTGGAGCTGGTCAAGCCGGCGTAGCGATGGAGAAGTTAGGACTAAGCGCTTTTGACTCTAACGGAAAATTTAAAGGCATGGCTAATGTCTTGATGGAACTTAAAGAAAAAACAAAAGACATGACAGAAGAACAACGAACAATGTATCTATCTATGATAGGTGGAAAAACACAAATATCTACTTTACAGGCTCTTTTGTCCGGAGTTGGAGAAGAATATTCAGAACTTGAAAAAAAAGTTGGCAATAGTACAGGTGCGTTAGATAAAATGGCTAAGACTATGCAAAACAATAACAAGGGTTCTATAACTGCTTTAATGTCAGCTATTGAGGAATTGGGACTTAAGATATATGATGCCTTAAAACCTAGCATAGCGCAAGCGGTTAGCTGGTTTCAAAATCTTACAAATAAATTAAACGAAATGAAGCCTAGCACGGTAGAAACTATAGTTAAAATAGCAGGATTAGCAGCGGCACTCGGACCAGTTTTATTGATTGGTGGAAAAATAATTGGTATGATTGGTGGGGTCGTAGGAGCTTTTGGGACTTTTTCAGCAGCAATGGCAGTCGTAACGACAGGAGCAGCCGCAGCAACTCCAGCTGTTGGTGCTTTAGCTGCAATTTTAGGTGCATTATCAAGCCCCGCAGCTGTAGCTATAGCTGGAATTACTGCGCTAGGCATATCGGTTGCAACAGTCGCTAAAGACATGTCAAAGGATGCTATAGAGCCAATTAGCCGTTTTGGTAAAAGTGTATCAGAATCTACAAAAGAAGCTGTAGGCGCTTTTATGGATTTAGAGGAAAAGACAACAATATCTTTAAATCAATTAATGTGGAGTGGTGAGACTGTTTCAGAGAAAATGAAACAATCAATAGTATCTAATTTTACAGAAATGTCAAATCAAATCATTGCTAAACTTCAAGAGAGTAAAGAGCAAGGTATTCAGTCTTTGCAAGAAATGTTTGCAACTTCTAAAAATTTAAGTGACAAAGAAAAAGAAGAGTTAATAAAAAATACTGAAGAAGCGTATTCAAGCAAAGAAGAAAAGATAAAAAAGAGCAATGAAAAAGTAAATCAGATAATGACTAAAGCTAGTCAAGAACACAGAACATTAACAAAAGAAGAATCAGCAGAGATAAATCAAATAAAAACAGATATGCTAAATACCGCAGTTGACACAATGAGTAAAAGCGAAGCAGAGCAAGCTGCAATAATGGAAAGAATGAAAGCAAATCATGTTGATTTGTCAGCTAAAGAAGCTGCGGAAGTAGTTAAAAACTCAATAAAGAAAAAAGACGAAAGTATAAAAGCAGCTAATGAAGAATATAACGAAAGATTAAAAATAGCCGCACAGCTTAGAACAGAGGGTGGCGCAGAAAATGAAAAGTTAGCGGATAAAGTAGTAGAAGAAGCAACAAGACAAAAAGACGAATCAATAAATAAAGCAAAAGAAATGCATCAAGGAGTCGTTGCAGAAGCACAGAAACAAGCAGAAAATCAAGCGAATAAAGTTGATTGGACAACAGGAGAAATTAAGTCGAAATGGCAAGTTTTAAATGATACGGTAAAAGGTAAGATGCAAGAATGGGACGACATAGCGGGGAACTGGGTAGAAGGCTTAAAAGAAAAAATATCTATTGGATGGGCTAATTTAAAAGAAAATACAGTCCTTTTATGGGATAATATAAAGCTTACTGTTACAAATAAGTGGACAGAAATAAAAGAAAGTATCAGCTTAAAAATAGAAGAAATAAAACAAGGCATAAGCGAGAAATGGGAGTCTATAAAATTATTTTTTCAAACAACTTGGGAAAGTATAAAACTTATTTTTAGTAATGCTTGGGATGCTATAAAACAACAATTAGAAGAAAAATTTGCACCCTTTATCGAAAAATTAAAACTTATTTTTGATAGTATAAAAGAGCTTTTTAATAATGTTTGGGAAGTTATAAAAAATGTGGTGCTTGGAGCGGTTTTATTAATTTTAGATGTTGTAACAGGAAATTTTGATAAGTTAAAAACAGACGCTTTGCAAATTTGGGAAAATATAAAACAAGGACTTTCGAATACGTGGGAATCTATAAAAGAAGTATTTAACAATGCATTAGCCGCAATAGGTGATTTACTTTCTGGTATGTGGGAAAGTATGAAAAGTACTGCAATAACCATTTGGGAGTCTATAACGCAAACTCTAAGCAATATATGGGAAAATATAAAGTCGACATGTTCGACTGCTTGGGAAGGGCTAAAAACAATTTGCTCCAACACTTGGGAAAATATAAAGTCAACTCTTACAAATGCGTGGGAAAGCATGAAAACAGCTGTAACAACAAAACTAGGAGAAATTAAAAATAACATTGTGACGACTTGGAATAATGTCATTACATTTTTTAAAACACTTCCAGCCAAGTTAAAACAAGCAGCTATCGACATGTTTACAAGACTAAGAGAAGGTATAGACTCAAAAAAACAAGATGCTGTTAATGCATCTCAAAAAGTCGGGACTGATGTTGTAAACAAAATAAAAGAGTTCCCAAGCAAGTTCCTGCAAGTTGGTAAAGATTTTGTAAGCGGCTTAGCGAATGGTATATCCGGCTTTGCTTATAAAGTAGTAGACGAAGCCAAAAAACTAGGGCAAAAGGCTGCTGATGCGGTTAGAAAAGTGTTAGGAATACATTCTCCATCTCGTGTTATGGCTGAGATTGGTAAATTCGTTGATGAAGGTTTAGCACAAGGGATTGCTAATAATAGCGACTCGGTCAAAAAAGCAACTGAAAAGATAACAAAGATTATAGAAGAAGAAACAAAGAAAGCTACAAAAGCATGCGAAGAAGATATAAAACTATTTAATAAACAAATAGACGAATTATCTAAACAAGAAAAAGCAGCGCTTAAAAAAGTAAAAGGTGACGCTAAAGACGCATTGAAAGAAGAATATGCAGCTAAAAAAGAAAAAATAAAAGAAGCGATAGCACTAAGAAAAGAACAAAAAGAAAAAGAAGTTGAACAGCTAAAAGAGATAGCAAATTCAGCTAAAGAACAGTTGAATAAAGAGTTACAAGACAGACAAGAGTTTGTAAAAAAAGTTGATGACTTAACAAAAGCAATAGTTGATGCGCTGAAAGAAAAATACAAACAAGAATACGAAGCACAGCAAGCGAGTATAAAAAAAGAGTTAGACGCACTAGATAAATGGAAGGAAGAAAGTATAGATAGAATTAATAGTGTCTATGATGCGAAAATTAAAGCTATTGACAACGAATTAGAAGCTTTTGAAAAAGCTGAAAAGGAAAAAGATAGACTTGAACAAGACAAAGAAGAATTAAACAAAATAGAAGAAATTAAAACAGCTATAAAGTTTGAACATGATGATACTAACAAAGAACAGTTGCAAAAAGAACTAGAGAAGGTTTTAGCTGAAAGAAAAAAAAGAATAGAGCAACAAGAAATAGAAGATAAAAAAGAAGCTTTAAAAAAGAGAAAAGAAGAATTAGAAGAAAAGAAAAAAGACGAAATAGAAAATATAAATCAAATCTATGAAAGCGAAAAGGAATATTATAATAAAAGACTTGAAGACGCTAAAAAGTTCTATGATGAAAGAATAAAAGAATCAAAACTTCAAGCAGAAGCTGAAAAATTGATAATGGATAAAAATCAAAAAGAAATAGTTGCGTTATTAAATAGTTATTCAGATGCATATAAAAATGCAGGTCAAACTCTAGGTGAAAAATTACTTGAAGGATTTAAGCCTGCCATAAACGAAATTAAAAATCTAATTGATAGTATTACAAGAGAAATAAATAATGCTAGAAATGAAGCATTGAGTTTAAATAGCGATATTAGAAAAGGAAATTCAGCAGCTAATTCAAATTCGGGAAGAAGAGAAGCAACTTATAATAATAATTCAAGAACAGCGAATTATAATGTAAACGTTAATAGTACAGACTCAAACACAGCAAGAGAAATCGAAAGAACAATAAGAAGTCTAGCATTTAGTTTATAAAAAAATAGTTTATAAAAAAAGGGGTGTGAAACTTGCAAAAATTAATATGTAGAAACTCGAAAGGGCAAGAAGTTAAATTAGGAAACTCACGCCCTTTTTTGTTAGAAAAAATAGAAAACGGAGCAAATACTAGTGCTAATATTTCAGTCTCGAACAATCTAGGTGATGGTGTAAGTATAGATGATATAAGCATAAAAGAGAGATTACTTCCTATTTCAGCAGCTATTTATGCAAAAAATAAAGAAGATTTAGAATTAAAACGTGCATATTTAACCTCTTTGTTTAATCCTAAATTAGGAGAAATGGAATTTATATATACAAATAACGCATTAACTAAACGTGTCAAAGGAGTTGTGCAAGACATAACATTTCAAACACCAGTTAGATTGATGCAAAAGTTTCTTATACAGCTCTTAACTCCAAGCCCATTTTGGATGGATGAGTTTGTTTTAAAAGAAGAAGTCGCCTTATGGGTTGGTGACTTCGAATTTACTTTAGAAATAAGTAATGAAGGAATAGAAATGGGTCATAGGGTAAGTAATTTAATTTGTAATGTAGTGAATAACGGAGACGTTGAATGTGGCATGAAAATACAATTTAAAGCACTTGCAACAGTTGATAATCCTAGCCTATTTAATGTAAACACAAGAGAATATATTAAGATAAACAGAACCCTTGAAGCTGGTGACTTATTAGAAATAACAACAGAATTTGCAAATAAAAGAATAGAGTTAGTAAAATCAAACTATGAAAGAATAAATGTATTTAATTGGATTGACTTGGATAGCGAATTTTTACAACTTGAAGTTGGAGACAATTTATTTAGATATGACGCAGACGTAGGAATTGATAATTTAGAAATGTCTATATATTATAATCCACTTTATTTGGGGGTGTAATATGCAGCAGAGCATAAGAATACTAGATAAAAATATAAATTTAATAGCTGAAATAGATAATTACGAAGAATTACAGATTATTAAAAAATTCCACAAAGTAGGAGAGTTTAGTTTAAAAATAAATGCTAATAAAAATCATGTAGATAAATTAGTTAAAAATAATATAATTCTACTTGGTAAAAATTATAATAAAGTTTGTTTGATACTTCATCGAGAGTTCATGTACACCGAAACAGGAGAAAAAAGCGACATTTTATCTGTTAAAGGCGTGGATTTAAAAGGCTTGTTAAATAGAAGGCTCATCATACCCGACACTGGAGAAGCTTTCGAAAGTCACGAAGGGACACAAGAAGAAATTATAAAAGCTTTTGTTAATAATAACTGCGTAGACCCTTCAAATCCAAAACGTGTAATTGATAATCTTATCATTTCAGAAAACAAAAATCTTGGAAGTGCTGATATGTGGCGAAGTTCTTACGAAAATTTAAGTGATAAAATTCAAGAAATATCAGAATTTTGTGGGCTTGGTTGGGAGGTAGTGTTGGATGCTAATAAAAAGAAATTTATTTTTGACGTAATTACTGGTAAAGATTTGACTATTAATCAAACAGAAAACCCGCCGGTTATTTTTAGAAGTGATTTTAATAACATAAGAGCTAGACACTTTACAGAAAGTATAATTAACTCTAAAAATGTTGTGTATGCTGGAGCAAGAGAAGACGCGACAAAACTGGTAATTTCAACTGGTGAGGTTGAAGGTTTTGAGAGAAACGAAGTCTTTGCAGATGTAAGTGAAAATACTATAAGCATACTACAAAAAGAAGGAGAAATTAAATTAAAAGAATATGAAGAGTTAAAAAGTTTTGAATTAGAAATAGACCCTAAAAATACTTTTATGTATGAAAAAGACTACAAACTAGGGGATATTGTTACAGTTCAAGATAGAAAATTGAAAGTAACAATGGATACTAGAATTGTAGAAGTACAAGAAAGCTATAGTAAAAATGGGATGAAATTAAAAATTACGTTTGGGAGCAGCATACCAACCTTATTTTCAAAAATAAAAAGGATGGTGAAATAATGGAAAAAAGTTTTGTATTTAATAGTGTAAATGGCGATAGGAGATACAAGGCAGAGGACTTTAGAGAATATTTTGCTAGTTTTATAGGTAATGGTGTATTCCCTAATCCAAGTAGCAATTTGCAAGTTGTAGATAATAATAATATGACTATAACAGTAAAAAAAGGCAAGGGCTGGATTAACGGAGCTATCTATATAAACACAGACGATTTAGTAATTAATATAGACCCCGCAGATGGAATTTTAAATAGAATAGACAGAGTAGTTTTAAGATTTGATACTTTAAATAGAAATATTAAATTAGCTGTTAAAAAATGTACTTTTAATAGTTCCCCAGTTGCAACAGAATTACAACGTGATGCAGATGCGTACGAACTTGGATTAGCTGATATTTATATCAGAGCTGGAGCAATAAGTATTACACAAAGTTCTATAACAGATTTAAGATTAGATAAAAATTTGTGTGGAATTGTAAAAGGCACGATAGAAGAAATAGACACAACAACATTACTTGCACAACTAAATACTTGGAAAGATGAAGAAATAAGTAATTTCAATGTTTGGCGGGAAAATCAAGAGAATAAACAAGAAGATTGGTATAACACTACAACAACAAATTTTGTATCAGAGTTTAACATTTGGTTTGAAAGTATAAAAGATATTTTGGATGAGGATGCAGCTGGAAACTTATTAAATGAAATAAACAAAGTAAAAGAAGAGTTAGCAAAAATAGAAACAACAGCAGAGAAAACAAGTTATAATAATGCAACAAGTAATCTTACTGCTACGAATGTGCAAGGGGCAATAGATGAAGTTGTTAGAAAAATAGAAAAATTTAATGAGGTTAATATATCTATACAAAATGATATGTTACCTATATAAGAGAGGAGAGTGAGAAAATGCAGACAGAATGGAACTTTGGGTACAATGGTTCGCCACA